TTGGATAGGAATAGATGAGTTACCACAATATCCAACACCTGATATTTATAACTTTCTAAGGTCATCTCTTAGATCAGTAGATCCAGAGATACCAGTATTTATGAGAGCAACGGGTAACCCAGGCAACGTAGGATCTACTTGGGTAAAAGAAATGTTTGTAGACCCAGCAGTTCCTAATACAAAGTTTGATGTAGAAATACAAACACCAGTTGGTAATAAAAAAATAACAAGAAGATTTATACCAGCTAAGTTACAAGATAATCCATATCTGATGCAAACAGAGGATTATTATATTATGCTAGCTTCTTTGCCTGAAGTACAAAGAAAGCAGTTTCTAGATGGAGACTGGAGTGCGTATGAAGATGCAGCCTTTCCAGAATTTAATAAAGATGTACACGTTGTAGAACCGTTTGACATTCCAAGAAACTGGCATAAGTTTAGAGCATGTGACTGGGGTTATTCTTCACCTGCTTGTGTTCTTTGGTTTGCTATAGACTTTGATAATAATCTTTGGATCTATAGAGAACTATACACAAAAAAAGTTACAGCAGATTTATTTGCACAACAAGTTTTAAATTTAGAACAAAAAGAATATATAAGATATGGAGTTCTAGATTCAAGCACCTGGGCACGAAGAGGTGATGTCGGTCCAAGCATTGCAGAGACAATGATTAATTCAGGGTGCAGATGGAGACCATCAGATAGATCACCAAGAAGTCGTATCAACGGTAAACTGGAAATACATAAACGACTATCAGTTAGAGATAAAGGAGATGAAACTAAACCTTCATTATTTATTTTTAATAATTGTATAAACTTAATACGAACACTACCTCTTTTACCATGTGATAAAAATAATCCAGAGGATGTTGATACGCACGCAGAAGATCATGCATATGATGCATTACGATATGGATGTATGTCTCGCCCCATCAATCCACAAGGATCTGGATTTTCAGACTTTGGACATAATAAACAATATACCCCAGCAGATAGGATGTTTGGATACTAATGGATGTAGATGGAAAAAAGCTAAGAGTTGGATTTCAAGATCTAACTATTGAGATAAGAGACGCAGATTTTAGAACAGATAATCTAACAGATTGTTATGGTCACTATCTTCAGCGAGAAAATAAAATACAAATAAATAAAAATTTAGAACCACACGATTTGTTAAATACAGTTCTTCATGAATGTTTACATGCGTGTTGTTATGTTGGTGGACTTACAACTAAATCTAATCCATTATCAGATGAAGATAAAGAAGAAGTTGTTACTAATACATTAGCCAACCAATTACATATTGTCTTACGAGATAATCCATGGCTCTTAAAATTTATACAAGAGTCAATATCTAAAACTAAAAATAAGGAGAAATAAAATGGACATCATGAAAAAATACAAACAAGGTGATTTAGATGAAGTTCCTAGTGCAAAAACTGGTAACGATCCTATGAACCTTCCTGCTGATGAAGTAGGTGGAGAAAATGTTGACGCACCAAAAATTAAAACTAATATGGTAGACGGCAAAATTTTTTCAATGGCTGACGAAAGAGATTACTAATTTAAGGATTCAAAATGGATACTACTGATGAAACTGTAGCTTTATCTGACGAAGCAACTACGGAAGAAGTTGGACAAGAATACGGTGGTCTTTCTGGTTACATAAAAGCAAAGTTTGTAAGAGCAGAAGATGCACGTCTTTTTGATGAGAGTCGTTGGTTAAGAGCATACAGAAACTATAGAGGAATCTATGGTTCTGATATGACTTTTACAGAGCGAGAAAAATCAAGAGTATTTGTTAAGATAACTAAAACAAAAGTATTAGCAGCCTTTGGCCAACTGATAGAAGTTTTATTTGCAAATGCAAAGTTTCCACTTGGTATAACACCAACTAAAATGCCTGATGGTATTTCAGAACGTGCATATGTGGAAGATGAAGAAGCAACACCAGAAGAACCACTACCTAATCCGTATGGTTTTCCTGGTGATGGTAGAGAGTTAGAACCAGGTGCAACTGCTGAAACTATATTAGGTGGTTTAGCAAATCAGTATGAAGGTTTAAATATAAAAGAAGGACCTTCACCTGATCCAACTAAAAAAGTACAAATATCACCAGCTAGAGAAGCTGCTGGTAATATGGAAAAATTAATACATGATCAGCTAGAAGAAACTTCAGCTATAAGTGTTCTAAGACATGCACTATTTGAAATGGCATTACTTGGAACAGGAATTATTAAAGGTCCATTTAATCATGAGAAGACTCAACATAAATGGGAAAAGTCTGAAGAAGGAATGGAATATACTCCTCAGTATAAATTAGTTCCAAAAATAGAAGCAGTAAGTTGTTGGGATTTTTATCCAGATCCAGATGCAACATCTATAGATGATTGTGAATATACTATACAAAGACATACGTTAAGTAGATCACAACTAAGAGATTTAAAAAATAGACCATTCTTTAGAGAGTCTGCTATATCTGATTGTTTAAAAATGGGACCTAACTATCAAGCGAGAGGTTTTGAAACTGCATTACTTGATAGAGAAAATATTGATGATCTAGATAAAAATAGATTTGAAGTATTAGAGTATTGGGGATTGATGGATAAAAATTTAGCTAATGAAGCTGGATTAGAATTTGATGAAGATATTGATGATATAGATGAACTAGAAGAAGTTCAAATAAATGCATGGATATGCAATGGTAAAATATTAAGATTAGTATTGAATCCGTTTACACCTGAAAGAATACCATATCATGTTGCACCATATGAAATAAATCCATATCAATTTTTTGGTGTAGGACTACCAGAAAATATGGAAGACGCACAAATGGTAATGAATGGTCATGCAAGAATGGCTATAGATAACTTAGCACTAGCAGGTAATTTAGTATTTGATATTGATGAAACACAATTAGTTCCAGGACAAGATATGAATATATATCCTGGTAAAATATTTAGAAGACAATCTGGAGTTACAGGAACTGCAATCAACGGATTAAAATTTCCTAATACATCATTTGAAAACTTACAGATGTTTGATAAATTTAGACAGTTAGCAGATGAAGCAACAGGTATTCCATCATACTCACATGGAGCAACTGGTGTGCAATCTACAACAAGAACAGCTGCAGGTATGTCTATGCTTATGGGAGCAGCTGCACTTAATATAAAAACTGTTATAAAAAATATTGACGACTATTTGTTACGACCCCTTGGTGAATCTTTGTTTTCTTGGAACATGCAGTTTAATGCTGATATACCAGAGATACAAGGAGACCTTGATGTAAAAGCTATGGGAACATCTTCTTTGATGCAAAAAGAAGTTCGTTCACAAAGATTAATGACATTTATGCAAACAGCAAACAATCCAAATATTGCACCGTTTGTAAGATGGCATTCAGTATTAAGAGAGATCGCTAAATCACTAGATATAGATCCAGATGATTTAATTAACGATCCAGAAAGAGCAGCAATATTTGCAAAAATAATGGGAATGACAAATGGAAATAGAAAGAATGAAGGCACTGACCAGCAACAAGAAGGCATGGGATCTTCTGGAGGAGTACCTCCAGGGGCAAATCCAGCAGACGCAACAGGAGCTGGAGGTGGCAACATCGGAGTTGGAGCTGTACCGAGGCCAGGGGAAACTGATTTCTCTCAGGCGACTACTCTCCCTCAAGGAACAACTAAACAATAATAATAAAAAAAGTAAAGGATTTTTTGGATAATGGCTACAATCCAATCTGCAAAACCAGGATCTATAACAGGAGCTTCTGCTTTAGCTGGAAGAACTCCTTCTTATAGATTAGTTTTAAAATTAGATGCAGATACTGGACAGTATAAATATGAGTATGAAGTAGATGATGCTCCAAATGCAGCAAACTATATACCTCCTGCTGCAATAGGAACTACTACAACAGGCGAACAAGACACATCTACTACAAGCGGTGGAACTCAAACTTCAACTACTCCTACTAGTTTTGAACAAACACAACAAGTTTTAAGTGGACAAGTTCAAAGAGGTGGTGGTGGAGAAGGACGTGCAGATAGAGATAGGGATACTGGTGGATATAAAACTAATAAAGATGGATCTATATCTTATAGAGCACCAGGTGAAACTTCATTTAGCCCAGTTACAAAAGAAAGCCCTATAGGACAACAAGTTTTTGCAGGTTTAATGAAAGCTGGTTTAGTTCCAGGAGCTATGATTGCAAAAGTTGCTAAAGGTATAGGAGAAGCGTTTAGTTCAGCACCAGACACATCAGCTGCTCCTACATCAGGCCCATCAGGTGTAGATAAAGAAACTGGTAAATTTTCAGGAAGTCCCTCTGCAGCTACTGATACTCCAGCTGCACAAACTGACCCATTTGGTCTTGGACAATTTGGTAGAAGACAGGCAAATATTGAAGCTGATAAAAGTGTGTCGCCAATAGGTAGAGTAAGTCCTGCACAATCTATGGCAATGGTTGGTAATACTAGTTTAGCAGGAATGAGCCAAAAAGATGCTCAAGCTGAAGTAGCAGATAGAAGCTCTTCAATAGGAGAAACAGGAATAGCAGGAGATCAAAGTGAAGGTCCACAAACAGGACCAGGAGGACCTAGTGGTACAGGATATGGTGCTCCAGGTAATTTTGCTGCAGCTGATGCGGCAGCTCAAGCCATGGGATTTGAAGGAGCAGTAAGTAATACTAATCCAAATACAGGTGAAAAAAGTGCAGTAACAGATAGTGATGGTAACCCAATAGGTTATGGTAAAAAAGACGCAGACACAGACACAGGCGGAGAAGGCCAAGACGGTGGCGGTGGATATGATGGCGGTGGAGCAACAGGACCAGGTGGGGGACCAGGACCACAGGGAGGAACTGGAGGTCCAGGAGCTGGAACTACTGCAGGTCAAGGTGGATTAGGAACTGGAGGGACTGGAACAGGAGTAGGCGGACAAAGTCCAGGACCACAGGGTCAAAAAGGTGGCGATGCAGGAAATGGTGAAGGTGGTAGAATTATTTGTAGTGAATTATATAGACAA